GCCAAAATATTGTTGCTCTTTATGCGAAGGCAGAGTATTAACGGATCCGATTGGTTCGGGCATTTTGGTGGCCCCGTAAACGCGTTCGAGTTGATCACATCAAACGCGGTTGACAGCGGCACGGAGTTATACGTTTCTTTCATTGTGTATTCGGCCTGCGACGAACTGGATACGACGGGCACTCCGCCCACGGAATATATTTCAAAATCCAGGCACCGCACACCTTGACGTATGACCTCGGCGAGCGCGTTTGTTGAAACATAGTCGCCGCTATAATCTCCCGAACTGCAGCAGTTGTATGCGGTTTTTATGTAGTAATCGCGGAGCAGAAATGAGAACTTCTCGTCGGATTCGTTTATGGATTCGAGTGGCGCCATGGTGGGGTACAGGGCGGTCATGTAATCATCGTTTGAATTTTGCAGGTTCGATTTATACACCACAACTGCAACAATGCATATGAACAGAAAAAGAAACATCACTCCGCCAGCAAAATGTGCGGTTGTAGTTGATAACCCACCAACTGCTGTCTTGAAAGTGGTTAATGGAGATACTGGCGGTTGTGTTCCTGCTGATGCTGCTGCTGATGCTGCTGTCGATGATGGCGATAATGTCGATGATGCCTGTGCCATGATTATATACCTATGACTTGTTTGAATTTAATTATGCAAATGATAAGTAACTAACTAGTATTATACTATTTTAATATTTTATTTAATTTTATTAATTGTAATATAAATATAATAAACAATTAGTAGAATAAATAGAATAAGTGGGTAATATAATATAATTAAAATTTATTTTAACAAATGCCGGGTGGATTACTAAACCTCATTGCGTATGGTAATCAAAACGCTATACTGAACGGAAACCCCAAAAAATCATTTTTTAAAACAACATTTAAGAAATACACAAACTTCGGTCTTCAAAAGTTCCGCATCGATTTTGACGGGCAGCGCAAGCTGCGCATGACGGAGGAATCGAAATTCACGTTCTACGTTCCGCGATACGCGGAGCTGCTGATGGACACCTACATTTGCATCACGCTGCCCAACGTTTGGAGCCCGATCATGCCACCCGCCACGCTGGACGACATGTGGGCGCCGTACGAATTCAAGTGGATCAAGGATTTAGGCACGCAAATGATTAAAGACGTCACCATATCGGTGGGCGGGCAAATCCTGCAGAAGTTCTCGGGCAGCTACTTGCTGTCCATGATCCAGCGCGACTACACGGCTACCAAACGCCAACTGTACGATGAAATGACGGGCAATGTACCCGAACTAAATAATCCCGGTTGCTCGGGTGCGCGCGTCAATCAGTACCCAAACGCGTACTACACGCCGGAACAGCAAGGCGCGGAACCGTCTATTCGCGGGCGCAAGCTCTACATTCCAATCAACACGTGGTTCACGATGAGCAGCCAGATGGCGTTCCCGCTGGTGTGCCTGCAATACAACACGCTGCAGATCGACGTCACCATTCGCCCGGTTCGCGAGCTGTACGTGATGCGCGACGTGACCGACAGCGCAAACGGGTGGCCGTACGTGCAACCCAACTACGTGCTTCCCGAGCACCAATTTTACCGGTTCTTGCAAACGCCGCCGGACGTGGAGCTCACGGTGGATTCGTACGGCGACAAGCGCACGGACTGGAACGCGGACGTTCACCTCATTTCTACCTACGGGTTTCTCTCCGCCGAAGAAACCGCCGCATTTGCGGCAAACGAGCAAAAGTACTTGATAAAGGCGGTATACGAATGGGAATACAAGGGTGTGACCGGAAACACGCGCGTCAAACTGGAAAATTCGCTCGGAATGGTTGCAAACTGGATGTTTTTCTTCCGGCGCAGCGACGTGCCCATGCGCAACGAGTGGAGCAATTACACGAACTGGCCGTACGAGTACCTGCCGTACGACATTGAGCCCGGCGCGGAAACGTTTGAAGCGGGTCGCGCCGCGGTGGAGGGGTGGATCATGCGCACGTCCGCGCAGGGCGTTACGCCCGTAACCAATGTTGTGCTGGGGCCCGGCAGAAACCCGCCGGGGCGCGTGACTACCAGCACAAACAGTCAGCACGTTGAAAGTAATTCCAATCGCCGCACCGGTCTTCACATTACGGGCACGTTCGAGCCCGAAAATCAGCGCGACATTCTGAACACGCTGGGCATCATGCTGAACGGAAAGTACCGAGAGAATATAATGGATTCGGGAATATATAACTACGTCGAAAAATATGTGCGGACAAACGGCAATCCGCCGCCCGGGCTGTACTGTTACAATTTCTGCCTCAACACGGACTTGCAAGACTTGCAGCCATCAGGTGCCATAAATATGAGCAAATTTACGCAGATTGAGCTTGAGATCTCCACCATCTATCCGACGCTGGACCCGCACGCGTCGTTTCATACCATTTGCGATCCGACTACCGGGCTACCCATTGGTGTTAATAAAACAAACTGGCGCATTTACAACTACACGTTTGATTTTACGGTCATGGAAGAGAGATACAACGTGCTCACGTTTGCATCCGGTAATTGCGGGCTAATGTATGCGCGTTAATGTATGTGCGTTAATGTAATAATATACATAAACTACATAAACCAAAAATACTATATCACACCACACACCACACGAGACAAAATATGAACATTTGTATTCGTGTTCGTATACCAGACACCGACCATTGGACATCGTCTACAACTCATGTAACACCAGGAATTCGTGAAGCGTATGCAGGATATAAAGAACGACCGAATTATTACCGAGAGACGCCGCATATTACGAATTCGTATGTCGTATACCGCCCGGACAACGATCCCTACTTGCCAACATATACTGCGCGCGTAGAAGACATTCCGGCATCCACTCTTAATGATGGTCTTATCTCTCGAGCGGTTCACGAAACAATGGAACATGATGGAAAGGCAATACCTATTATGGATATGAACGATGTTTCGGTTTTCATCGTTGATAATCCAGCAATGGGTCGCGCAAATTGGATGCCGGCCCGTTCGTATCAAGCATGGGCGTATCGCGATTTCATTTACGACCGTGGCCGGAGTATCAAGAAATCGTATATGTCGCGCGGGACGTTTCGTATACTGTACGAGGGTGCTGCGAACCAATCCGTAACAACAATCGATGTTGCGAACATTGAGCCAAATATTGTATTCAACATCTCTCGAAACGATAATAATAGTGTATATTTCGAGAGAAACGACGAGTTTCGAACACGTGTGCGAATATGCGACAATGAAAGTGCTCGCGCCGGGTATCTCGGATTTTATACGCGACTTACAATGGATCCCGGAATAATCGTTATTTCGCCGGCGGCACATGCGCAACAATTCGTGGTAGGGGGAGGAGGAGGTCCGGCAGGAGCCGTTCTTTCTGTCGCGCATCTTCCCAATCCAGAAGAAACCGACGATGAAGAACATCAATGTATATTGTGTTTTAAGTATCGGATTAATGCGCGGTTTTTACCATGTGACCATCAAGTGTGTTGTTCGGTGTGTTATTCCAAAATGGCGAAAAACGCGTGCCCGGTATGTCGTGCAGACATTACGCGCATAATAAATGCGGTCACGCCAACTCCCTCCCAGCCCCCTCCCATAATAAATAATTAATAAATAATTAAATAGAGTTAAATGATTTAAACGAAAAACATTAGAATAATGTAGCACACAGCTATATTTAATAGTTATGACAACCGTTTCAGGGGATCCCGCATCCCCCTCTCCATCATTGCAGTCACCCCCCTCAACCAATGAATTCACCACTTGGGAAGATATTGACGAACTGAACCCGCAGCTACTTCGCGGAATTTATGCATACAATTTTGAAAAACCGAGCCACATACAGCAGCGCGCAATTTTGCCGATTATGCGCGGGCGCGACGTTATTGCCCAGGCACAGTCTGGAACCGGTAAAACCGGCGCGTTTGGAGTGGCCACGCTCCAAGTGGTGGATTGCGCGAAGAACGAAGTGCAAGCACTCGTTATGGCTCCCACGCGCGAGCTTGCAAAACAGATCCACGACGTAATTACAAATTTGGGTGTGCAGATGCACGGACTGCGAGTGCAGCTGCTTGTCGGAGGAACATCTACCGACGACGATGCGCGCACCCTGAAAACGGACACGCCGCAAGTGGTTGTCGGGTGCCCTGGCCGCGTTCACGATATGATACGCCGGCGCCTGATTACCGCTCGCACCATTCGACTGCTGGTGTTGGATGAAGCCGACGAGATGCTGTCTACCGGGTTCAAGGATCAAATTTATAACATATTTCAGTTTTTAAATAACGAAGTGCAGGTGTGCTTGTTCAGCGCCACCATGCCGCAAGAACTCCATATTCTCTCCGAGAAATTTATGCGCAACCCCATTAAGATACTGGTGCATGCCGAAATGCTTACGTTGGAAGGCATTTGTCAATACCACATCGGGCTGGACGACGACGAGTGCAAATTTGCCACCCTGCAGGACCTGTTTAAGACAATATCCATGTCGCAATCCATTATTTATTGCAACAGCGTGAAACGCGTGGCCGATTTGACGGAGGCAATGGTGCTGAAAGGGCACCCCGCGTGCTGTATTCACAGCGGCATGGACAAGGACGCGCGCGACGACGCGTACGTTAATTTTAAAGCCGGTAAATACCGCGTGCTGATTTCGTCCGATGTTACCGCGCGCGGAATTGACATACAGCAGGTGAGCACCGTTATTAATTTCGACCTGCCGAGAAGCGTGCACACGTATTTGCACCGCATTGGCCGGTCCGGGCGTTGGGGTCGTAAAGGGACCGGTATTAGTTTTGTCACGCGTCGCGATATGAAACAGCTCAGAGACATTGAAGTGTTTTATAGCACGACGATATGCGAACTGCCGTCCACATTCAAATCTGATTGAGAATTTAATAATTTAATAATTTAATATCAAAAATTATAATTTTATAATATTTAGCATTATTATAATATTAATATTATAAAATTAAATAAATTACTATGACGGATACATTTACTGAAGCTCAAGTAATTGCCGAAATGAACCGTATTCGTGACGATGAAAAAAGTTTGAACGACCGATACCAGTATAACACTCCTGTTGCATTTAAGAATATTTTCAAGCCAAAACCGGATGAAATCTATAGGAATGCAGCTTTACAAAGCCTGCGAGCAAAACAACTCAGGGTTCAGGATGAAGCTCGTCATGCAGTATTGGACGATCGTATGTGGCACGACCGGATTGCCTACCACGCCAAAAAGTACGCCACCGAACAAGCCGCCGCCGAACAAGCAGCCGCCGAACAAGCCGGCAAAAAAGGCGGGTATCGTAAATCAAGGCGTAGCCGTACTCTGAAACGTGTTCAAAAACGAAAACAAACGCGTAGACATCGTCATCGTCATCGTCATCGCCGATAAACAATCTTTCGAATAACTGAATAATAATAATAATAATAATAAATAATTCATATTGAATTATTTATTTCACCTTTTTCATATTTCAAATGCCGATTTTATAAAATCGTCAATATTATTATTACACAATAAATGTGTAAAGTTGTTTATTTTATTATCGTCCCAATACCACCATTTAATTTGTAATAGTTTTTCTATTTGTTCTTGGGAAAACCTATATTTGATTAATTTTGCCGGATTTCCGCCGACTAAACTATATGGTTCTATATTTTTAACAACGTGACTATTATTTGCGATTACAGCCCCATCGCCGATGGTAACACCTGACATAATTGTTACATTACCTCCAATCCATACATCATTACCGATATTTACATTCCCTTTGGTTGCAGGATGGCCGTGACCATTAAATTTATTAAATGTACTTTGATTTATATGACCAAATGGATACGTTGTAACCCATTCTGTTCTATGATTACCACCTAGATATATAGTTACACCGTCTGCTATTGAACAAAAATTTCCAACAATTAATTTGGCATCGTTATTTTGCCATAAAATAGTAGGCACACCATATGTATATTTTCCATATGACATTTTATTATTATCAATAATATTATTATAATTATTATAATTATTATTATTATTTTATTAATCAAACGCGTGCATAAACTTTATTTTTTAGCAGTAGTGGCATAACTCAGTCCCTGCAACAATGAATCTGCCATGTCGTCTTTTTTCTTGTGCGTTTCAAATGCGGCGAGCCAGTCGCCACAGCTGCGACCATCATCGCCTTGTTCGCCTATTATTCTAAACCCCCCGCACCCATTTTCACCACTTTGCAGCAACTTTCGCGTTGACGCAATACCCAACTTCTTTCGGTCATCATACGTATCGATTTCGCTTTCACATTCTTCTTCTCCGTGTGTGGGAGGCACGGACGTCCATGGTTTTAATTTATTTGCGGCCGATATGTAGGATATACGATCCGGTGCAACTCCGCGCATGAGAAAATACTGGGTTACCATTCCCTGCACCGTTTTCATTCGCGTGGCAATCGGGCTTATCTGATTTTCAATAATGACGCGGTCCGGACTTTGCGAACCTGCGCCTAATGAACCATGATTATAAAACAGTTTATCAAATTTCGACATAATGTTTGATCCTACCGTAATGAGAGAAACGTGTTCGGGGGTTGGCGTTGTTGGGATTGTTGGGGTTGTTGGGGTTGTTGGGGTTGTTAGGTGTAGGGATCCGTCCAGCAGATCACCCAATGTTTCATACGCATGGATGTATCGCGTTTTTAAAACGTGGCGCACGCGGTCTTGTAATACGGTTTTTTTCTCGCGCACTTTTGATTTCGATAGTTTCGCCCAATCCGCATCACACGCGTCGTGTCGCTTGCAAAAATCAAGCAGTTTTTCAGCGGATGCACCTGTTAATAGTTTTTTAGGGTTTAGGGTTTCTGGTGTCGGAAGAATGTATTTAATACTGGATGTTTCACATTCTCTCATTTTATTTGCATGTCTCTTACAAATAAATTTCACAACACTCTCATTATCATAATAATAAAGTGCCGCGTTTGCCGAACATGATGCGGATGCGGATGATGCGTTTGGTGATGCAGTCGCCGTTTTTGATTTTAAACGCTTGGCGAGAGAATGCGAGCATTTTGGGTGATCCGCAGCACGTTGAGCGGTGGCACGTTCTTCCGCTTCGCTATGGCATATGTCAATCACGTCCCATAATACGATACTCGCTGTAACTGTACCTGTAACTGCGCCGGATGCGGAAGACGGTGGTATAATATTCAATAAACAAAATGCTAAATTTTTTATGCCGACGTCAATACTGAGTAGCTTCATAATTGTTAATTTGTTAAAAAATATTATCGTAAATATGTAAATATACGAAACGATAATATTTATTATGTTTATGCGATAGCTTTCTGATGCTGTATCGGGATATCTTTAATGAGCGACTTGTCAGACGGACACCGTACCTCTTTGGGCTCGTATTCAAAACAATTACTCGCCGTGTCTTTGAACTGAAAATCTTTCGAATTGTCGGGAGTTGGGTAAACGACAATAATTCTCGGAGAAGGTACCACTACATATACATAAAATAGACCAATTGCCAGACTTATGAGAAAGATTGGGAATGATACATATTCAAACATATTGGTACTATTTAATTTAATTACTATTATTATTATTATATTATATATTAATTTAATTCAATATAATTAAATTAAATTAATTTTATTCTATTTTAAACTATATTATTTTCTATATTAGTATTGATATTATTGATATTATTGATATTATTATCAATATTGTTATTATTGCCGTTATTGTTATTGTTGGTATTGTTATTATTACCATTGTTGGTATTATTGTTAAGAATATTGAGGTTGTCAGAATTGACATCATATCTGCAAATCGGACACGTTGTATGCGTTTCGAGCCACCCTCTTAGCCCGGCTTCTGAAAAATAATGATTGCATCTCATCATCAATAAAGGCTCCTCGTTTGTAAATACGGCTCGGGTAATTGGACAGATGTCGTACGTTCGCCGAAGGTGCGGTATATCTATGTACCTCACTCTCACCGTATTATCTGAAATATCAACTGCTGGTGCTTGCGCTCTTCTGGTTTGTGTCTGCGGTTGTGTCTGCGGTTGTGTCTGCGGTTGTGTCTGCGGTTGTGTCCGGTTCTGAGGAGCACCCCCTCCCGCCGCTATATAGGATGATAATAAATTAAATATGTTCATGTCCGTTTCATATGTTTCATATATGGGAATATTAAACGTTATGCCATTTATAGAGCCGATCCCATCGTCAATGATGTTGGCGTTGTTACCGACGCCGGGATTATTTCGGACGGGAATGTTGTTGTTGTTGTTGTTATTGTTATTGTTATTGGCGTTGTTGGCGTTGTTGTGGCGATTTGGAATTGTGTATGTCGAGGATGATGCGGATGGCTGGGTATATGTAGCCCTTGACCCAATGGAACGCGCGGCCGTATTCGTCGTATTCTGATGCATTTCGGAACGTAACGTATCGTTAATTGTTCTAAACATTGCATTCGTTTCGCGGACGTGGTCAAAATAAGTTTCTAAAAATGCCGTGTAGGGTGCAGATGTCGATGCTGAAGGGGTGGATGATCTTGCCTGTGCAGCTGTTAAATGTTGTCTGCGATGTAGATTATCCATATTGAAAATTGTTTAATAGTAATTAGTAATATTATTATAATAATATTACTATTTTATATATTTATGTATTTTTTTTGTTTATGATACAAATGTGGCCCAAGGTTAGGATGATGAATATGTTATTTATAAGGTTTATAAGATAATAATGCGATATTAAATAAAAAGAATGCTCGATGCGAGGCTTGAACTCACGACCTTGGGCACATAAGACCCACGCTCTAACCAACTGAGCTAATCGAGCTTGAAATTAATTGTGTACCGATGACGAGTTTCGATCTCGTTGCCCCCGAGTTAGATAACCGTCCATTGTCGTGCAGACACATATGTGTCGAATTTACGACTAGACGATGTTTTGGGTCCCGGTGCTCTGCCAAATGAGCTACATCGGTTGTGTGGTTGTGTGGTGTGGTGGTGTTCTGGGTACCTGAACAACGGCGTCGCGGGCGCGATGCCGTTGTGTAAATGGGGGGGGGGAGGGGTATAGGAGTTAGGTCATTGTATTGCAAACATGTGAATGTGAGTTGAATAGTATTGTGATGTGGTTATTGTGGTTGTGTGATGTGGTTATTGTGGTGGTGGTGTGATGTGGTATATATAGTGATAGAACTAATGCTATCATGATAGGTATTTGAGAAAATGAATGAAATGTGATTGTACGTCACGGGGATCGAACCTGTATGTTTCAAGTTACAAATCATTGTGGAACATGCTTTGTCGGCTAAGCTATATGGACATTCTTGCGCTGTTCCACGAAAGTGAACGATACTTTTATATTATATAAATCACTACATCTACATCTACATCTACATCTAAATGGGCTGCACAAGTTCTCTCAAACTTATCGACTTTTGAATGAGGCGATGCTGGTTATTGGTCTCGTCGCTATCTCTGGGGATCATTTCATTAAAGACGTATTTTACGTCGGCGTACATCTCGAGCAATGGCGTGAGGCGCGTAACAATCGTGTTCACGGTGTCCGCAACGACTGGCTGCGCAACATGATCCACCGACGACGCTGATGTCGTCGTCGTCGTCGTCGAGAGATCCTGTTTTATTTTCTGAATTAGCGTGCTTATTTGCAAGTCCAGATCGGCGAGCGTTTTTGAACGTTTGACATTTGCCACCACGTCATAATATCGCGCCCGAATGCGATCATACTTTGCAAACAGCTGGTTCAGTTGTTTTTGTAATTTTCCGAATTCGGCGAGGGTTGTTTCTTCGGTTGCATAATTAAATAGCAGATTTAATTTAAGCTGGATAGTGCGATGTTTTAGCTGTTCGATGTCGTCGTATGTGGCATACATGAGCGTTTCCAAATGCGCGTATTTGGGTTTTTTTATTAGCCGGTTCATGCAGGGCTGGATGGCATTGCACGTAATTCGCAACTCCTCCGCGGAATTTAAAAATGTCATTCCGCCAAGTTGCCCGCATTTAATGCATTTTACACCGTCCAGTAGCAACCGCAACCGCGTTCGTTTGTCGGCCAGCGACAGCTGCTTATTCTGTAACAGGAACCGCTTCTTTTCAATGTCCACTTTTTTCTTATACAGGTCCTTTAGTTCGTAGTATTCGCTGATCCCATCCTCAATCGCTGAGAGAATAAATGCTTCAGTGGGTTCGGTTGCAGATGACATTGTATATATAGTTTAGTTAAATAATATATTTAATAAATTTTAATAAATTATATAAATATATTATATTTGAATTATTATTATTAATTATTATATTATTATTTATTTAATTATAAAATAAATAATAATAATAATTAATACTATATACTATAGCCCAAAATAAACCATCAACAACCCAAACCGTAAATACAAATGACCAGTCGCACAAGAAGGAGTAACGCTGTGCGAAGCAGAACACGCAGATATGCCAGGAGCGAAAAACACCGCAACCGTCGCCGCCGTCAAAAACGTAGTCGCCGATCAAATTCATCGGGTTCTCAATCATCACCGTATTCCTCGCCATCATCCTCACCCCCTGTACAGATGGGTGGATGAGGTGGGATGGCGGCCATGTAACGCCCAAACACAATATGCAAATGAAATGAAATTTTAATGTATTTAATTTAAATTTAATCCCAAATCCCAAATACGTTACGTTATGACGGTGATATACAAAACTCGGCTATTGAAGTTCGAGCGTGTTTCGCCCGACATTTTCATACATCATATGCACCCCCACACCCACCCTTCTCCATTTTACTATGAAACAAACAACCGGTTCATATTAACAACTTCTATTTTATCCGCTACAGGAACCGCCAAGAACAGCTTACGAATATTGCCATCGTCGCGAAACCGGACCGTGTAATCTTGCTGCAACGCGTTCCGCCCGATCCGCCCCATTGCCTGGATTGTTTTCTCTTGCGTCATGGTCGCAAGATCCTTTCCAATATAGCCATGACAGAACTGGTAGTTGGTTCCGTAAATGTAATCCGACGACGCTATGATCAGGTACAGTTTCTGGTTCTGCGCAAGGCTCTTTATAATATCACTGTACCGCGTGTTTGCAGCCGCTTGCGCGGACGACGATATTACGCCAATCCCCATAAGCAGCAGCAGCTTCCAGCTGTTTTCCACCGGTAAAAGCATAATGCGCTCAACCGTTTCGGGATCAACATCGCCCATATATTGGTTCGTTTTTGTGACTTTGCCATTGCTCCATTCATACAAATGCTCGCTGCTGTTGGGGACAAACAACTCGTTTAGCATAACGGAGCGCACTTGCGCGCGCAGATCATTTACTTTTTCATGCAACAAGAAAAGCTCGTCGTACTTTTTCATAACTTTTTCGGACTTATCGTTTATACACATTTTAGATTCTTGGTCTTTTTTAGTGGTAGCCCGTCCGCCGCGCACACTCGCTGGTCCGGCACCATCTCCAGCGCCGCCACCACCCCCACCGTTCGCACCCTCGCGTTTGGCGCGCTCGTCATCAATGCGTTTTTCCAGCTCGTCCACCCGTTCGGTTAACTCGGCATTGAAATCAATGTCAATCATTATGTCGTCAAGCACCGCGGCAGGAATGTTGGCAGACTGAAGCGCAAACGCTGCCAACTTTTCAACGTCGCCTGTGAGATAAATTGTGGGACCGTCGGTCAGTGTGTGCGCATCCGCCGTGGCAAAATAAATACTGGAGTCATAGAGACGCGGCCGGGTTGACAGCATGGCCGCACCCAATTCCAGCCATCGGTCCGGCTTGATGTGTCCCAGTATTTCCAAATAGTACCCCTTAATGCTCATCATTGTAATGTCCGTTATTTTACCCGAAAAGTACCGGAATATGGAATATTTGGCGGAACTCACGGCGTCCATTTTATGCGCGGCGTGAATGAACCGCACCACTTCGCGCATATCAAAGTAACGCATTATGGTTCGGTACTGCTCGCAGTGCGCAACGCTCTCCTGCACGCGCGAATAGTCGTCGCGCGCGAAAATGTAGTGCGGCAATTCCACAAATCCGTCCTTGTTCACAATCGGGATCGATTTCTTGCAGTCGTGACTAACAATGCTGTGCACCTCGGCGCCTGGAAACCGGGCGTGAAAATCGCTCAGTGTGCTGCGAATTTCATTTTCCTGTGGCAGCGTGGCGGATGACAGCACCACATTCGGAATGATGTTTTTGGCCCACGTATTATGAATAATGGGGTGGTACGCGTGATCCGCGTAATCCAGCATGATGGTGGGTTCGTCCCAATACATGATGAGCCGGTCCAGCGGGTTGAACGCGTGCATGTAGTTCATGGCGTAGAGGTACGATTTGACGTCGCAAATCATGAGGTCCACGTTATCCCCGACGCTGTTGTCCACTTTACGAATTCCGCCCGTTCGCCAATCGCGCGTGGCTTCTTTGGCTGCAAAATAGTGGAGCCGGATATCATCAACGTTGGTGCACCCAAACGCGAATGCGACGCGCTTCTTCATCGTGATTGCCGATTTGGCAAGCGCCACACCCACGTGGCGCGCGGCGCAAATGAACACTACGCGGAATTGTTCGGTGAGCCCTAGCGGGGACAGCGTTTTACCGGTACCGGTTGGCGCGATATAAAGCACCAGCTTTGGTCCCGGGCGTTTGACCACCGTGAACAGCCGTTTTTGGTGTTCGTACAGCTGCAGGTTCGCGTACTTGTGAATGAATTCATTGCGTTCCACGTACTCGTACGCATTTTGTATAAAGTGCAGAATGTTGTCCGTGGTATACACTTCCGGCTCGTAGTATTCTATCGCGTGCGCCACGAACGAGCCCACGTTTGCGTTCAGGTTACTTATGCGGTTATTATACAGAACCGATAAGCTGTAATAATAATACGTCCACTTGAGACGAAGTGATGGCATTTTACTGTATTTATGTTCCAACATTGTGTCCAAAACGTCGAGCAGAATGCGTTCGTAAATGTGCGTCATTAGCGCGGGGTCCGTTCTGATATTGTCAATACGCATCCGGTCTATCTTTTTGATTTCTTTGGATTGCCCGCGAATTCCTTTCCATGATGCAAACACGTCTTTTTGCGGTACCACCACCACCACATCACCTTGGGAAGTGGGATCTGGCTGTCCTGTTGCTGCTGCCGCTGCTGCTGCTGCTGCTGCTGCTGCTGCTGCAGTTTTCGTAATGAAATCACCCTCGTTGACGCGATGCCGTTTTATCAGAGCCGCAATTGCGGGCTTGTAGAAAATGGAATACAGGTGAAAATGCATTTCATCCGATGGGGCAATTTTTAAGAAGGATAGTAGAGATTGCTGGGTTGTTTTAGTGATTTGCACGTCGCTGTACCCGCTTATAATCATGCGCATAATGTCCTGTTCGGCTTGTGGTTCGGGTATTTCGGTATAGTCCCATTCGCTTTTTGTGAGTTTTACTTGTTTTGTAATATCTTCGTCGGAGCCGGCATCCAGTGACGTAGAAGCTAGTGCGTCTGCGGCGTTCGGGCAATTAAGTGGTAGTGGTACTGCGGATCCGTTATTTCCGGATGACGACTCGGCATCAATAGCGGCGACAGAACCAACAGCGCCATAATCAGTAACATTGCAATTGGTAATAATATTATTAGCATGGTCAATACCTGCCATTTATTTTATGAATGAATGGATTGGGTGATTTGATTGCGTAACGTAGCTATTATATATAACGTCAACTGTTTAACTATGTTTATTAAAATAATTAAATATATTTAGTCGAATGAGAAGAAACTGTTTTTTTAAACAATATAAAAGTTATACCGGTTATATATATACCATCACCGGATCTTATAACCAACACCCATCCACGTTCCCACCACCCCCAACCCCGCCCAAAGGCAGACATTGCATCCATTAAACTGCGTATTTCAGATGCGAAATCGCGCGTTGATAAGATACATAAACATAAGCGACGCCCCGTCATCGTATCGATTGATGGGGGGATCGGCTCCGGAAAATCAACCACGGTTGAGCAACTCAAGGTTGTATTTGCGGATATGCCGAATGTGTGTTTCATTCCAGAGCCGGTAGACACGGTATGGAACACCGTAGTGGATGAAACGGGCGAGACTATTCTCTCTAATTTCTACAAGAACCCAAAGGGAAACGCTTTCAAATTCCAAATGATGGCATATATTTCGCGCCTGTCTATCCTGCTGGCCGCGGTGCGCAATCCCGCAAACGATATTATTATCACGGAACGCTGCGTGGAAACGGACCGCAACGTGTTTGAGAAAATGCTCTACAAGCAGGGGCAGATCGACTTGATGGAGCACACCATATACAACATGTGGTTTGACGAATTCAACCGGGACGTGTGTGCGAACGGAATTGTCTACATTCGCGCATCCCCAGAGACATGCCTGGCGCGCATTAAACGCCGCGCACGAGACGGCGAGACCATCGCCGCCGAATACATAACGGAGTGCAATGCGTACCACGACAACTGGATTATGAACGACGCGCGCAGCAAGCTGGTATTTGATGCCGATCACGATACTGTGAACGACGACGCCGCGGTGCAAGACAAGCTTCTGAGAATAGTATCATTCGTTCTCTCACTTTTAATTTAATACATGTTCGAATGTTCCAAGTACTATTACAAAACATAAAAATATCAGAGTATTGTTTTATGTTTTATGTTTTATTATTGCTGTCTTATTAGTACACGTTCAAGCTCTTAGTGTACGGGTTCTGGCGAAACGCGTTCAGGATGGCGGGATCCATTCTCTCCGTGTTTACATTGTTGTCATACGTTTGCGGCATGCTCATTTTGCCGTACTGCTCCATACTGGGCGTCTGCGGCGGCGCTTTCGTTGGCACCCATAAACGGTTATTGTTTCGGTCGTTCTCATTTTTCGCAACCGAGATGTTGGTCGCGGTGCCCAGCAGCGACATGTTGCCCTGGTTCGGGTGGTTCGGGTACGTTTTGTTCACATTCAGCTGCTGATTATAGGCGGCATTGTACAACGGAATTCCAGCGCGCGTGGACGCCCCGCCAGAATTGCCCGTATACTCGGTGCACGTGCTCTCGCGCTCCGTCTCGTACAGGGTTTGCGGCGTGTTGCCGTACGCGCCAACCGCAGTTCCTTGGCGGTCAACATTCAGGTGGTTCATTCCCACGAGACCGAGCGTGGTCTCCTTGATCGTCGTCGGCAACCGGTCGGCGGGGTTGAATACCGCGCCAGACGGAACCAGCGACTCGGCATTTCCGTACATTCGCGGATTTCCGGTAACGTTCTCCTTGCGGGACGGGCGCAGCACATCCAGCACGGGCGCCATAATTGCGCGCACAAAGCCGTAGACGCCGCCCATATCCGGTCCGCGCACGGTGGTGCGGTTATTATTGGCGTACGTGTACGAGTCGTGCCCGAAATCACCCTTGGTTGCAGCCGCGCCCACCTTGGAGCTGTGCGCGTTGAGGACCGGCTTGCAATCATATTCCTGGCGTTTGGTGTCCTCGTAATTGTTGGGCGCGTACGTGTTGTTGCCGCCCACATTGGAGTTCACACCGTAGTATTCGGAAGTGGTGGTTGCGCGGTTCACATCTTTTTCTATTTCTACGGCGCGCAGCGTTTGCGCTTTTTCTTGCCCCGTCGTTGTGAGCCATCGGTCCGGGGTGTTGACAAAGTACGTGTCGGGCAAGTTCTTCTCGAATTTGCCGAGATGGCCGGTATTGGCGTATTCTTTGATGAACGAATTGGCGGGTCCCTGGTGGCCGTCCAAACTGAATGTTTGTTTGGGGTTCGTTACCACGCGCAACTCGTCAACGCCGCGGTCCACCCATTTATCGCGCGCTTCGAGACCGCTGTTGTATCCGGCACCGGCGGACCCGTTGAAGCCCATATCCAATCCCGGAGCCACGCGCTCCTCTTCCCACGGCTTTACGTTTGCGATCTTGGTGGACGGCACCATGCGCGACTGAATGAAATCGTTGTTGTTCTGCATACCGTGCACGTTGTGCATTCGGTCTTGAGGTGCAAACAGCGGCGCGCGCTCTTTCTTGTTAATATGCTGCGAGCCGGTACCCGTTTTATTATCGAACATGGTTTCGTAAACGTTCGAGTCGGCAGTGAACCCTCGAATTTTCCCGCCGAAGAACGGTACCATGTTATTGTGATTGAAGTTGGCATTGCTTACGTGCGAGCCGGAGAGAGATACGAAATCTCCGGTGGCGTACGGGTCCCCGAACTGGTCGCCACCCGAGGTTAATTTCGCAGCCAGGTCGTCATTGTAGTAGCGGTCCATTGCGAAATTCGGATTTGAGAATGCGTTAATGTCTTGTCCAACCGAAGACGATTTCTGCACGGGATAGTTATTGGGAATAATGTCCGTGTTTGGAAGCCGCCCCTGGCGAGCGCCCATATTCTCGTACCCCTCGTTCTGCTGTTGCTGTTGTTGTTGGCGCATAGCTTCAATGGGTCCGCCGGGGCGTTTATTTTTCTGGTTTGAAACAATATACATTGAACCCAGCGCTAAAAGCGGGATTGCAATTTCCATGGCTTAATCTTAATAATATATTTTGTTATTATTGTTATTTTATTATTATTATTATATTATTATTATGTTTAAAATTATAACACTATAAACATAATTATATTATATTCGTACTAAATCTAAATCAATAACCAACCAAACAATTACAAATTATACTAAATAAT